CCAGGATTATCCTCAGTTACTCTTTTAATATTTCTTTTTATTGTTGAAACATCATCTTCGTAACCAGCGGCTCTAGCTTCTTCCATTCTTTTCTTAACCAAATCAAAATCAAACCTAAATGGGTTTTCATATATCTTTGGATACCATTTAAAAGTACTAAGCATTTCAGGGTCGATGCCTTTATATTTAATTCTAGTTTTTGTTTTTTTAATTATATTATAGTCAATCATTGTTTTCTCCATTAAATAAAAGTGTGGTGAGCCTTTTCATACTCACCTGGGATGTTCGGTCATCAACCCTAGACGCTTTCAATTACACCCGCTAGTGGCGTTTAAACTTTTATGCCATCTTAGCAGTTACGAACCACTCCTTAAGACCATTTTGGCCATGGACCATGTCGCCATCTTCCATGAGATACTCATCGTAATAAGCACCACGCTTGGTTCCATGAGACATATCTCCAACCCAAGTTTCGGTTTTCTCAAGGATTTCCTCACGCATCCAACCATCGTTACGGTTGTCGGTAACCTTCATAAAGTTGATAGTAGAACCTGAAAAAGAGAACTGAGTGATGGTTTCCCACTCGTCACAAATCTTTTCGTTATGCTTTACAACTGCAAATGTGTTAACATATTCCTCAGAACCACCATTTGACTGTTCAAAGTCAGTAGTGATAAAAGGCCTTACTCTTGCCACATGCGT